CGAGCTGCTGGGCCTCGAGCTGCTGGGCCTCGAGCTGCTGGGCCGCGAGCTGCTGGGCCTCGAGCTGCTGGGCCTCGAGCTGCTGGGCCTCGAGCTGCTGGGCCCGGCCTCCGGCGCCGGGCCCGTGGGCCGTGTCGCGCGGTGCCTGTATCGCGGCCCGGTGCCCGGTGCCCGGGTGCCCGGTGCCCGGTGCTTGGTGTACGCGATTATTTTCACGTACAGCTCGGGCCGTGGTCCGCGCGCCATGGTGCACCGCAGCGGCCAGGCTGCCCGCGGCCCTTGATTCTTAAGGCTTTTCCGCATGATGCACCGCAGCAAATGGTGCGATGTGAGCACCCACTAACCCCCACCCAAAAAAATCGGCCGGGTCGGCGGAGGCACAGGCCTTGGGCCTAATTTTGCACAGTCATAGCCCCGTCAAACAGTTTTTAAAAAAGGCCCCCCTTTCTTTATTTTTGCTAAACTGGCACGAAATTTTACGGATACAGAGAACAACGGAGCGTATTTTCATGGAAGTACTTACTTCGGAAGTTGAAGAAGAGCGGTTGAAACTTGAGTATCGGCTCGCGAAACTTGAACAGATTGAAAAAGCGCAAACAGATTTCCTGTCCTTTGTCCGTTATGCGTGGCCCGAGGCCATCATTGGTGCGCATCATGTGAAGATGGCGGACGCATTTGATCGTGTTTCACGTGGAACATTGAAGCGTTTGATTATTAACATGCCTCCGCGGCACACAAAGAGTGAGTTTGCGAGTTATTTATTGCCTGCATTCATCATGGGCCGTAAGCCTGACACCAAGATTATTGAGTCGACGCACACGGGGGAGTTGGCGGTGCGATTTGGCCGTAAGGTACGAAACCTCATGGACACGGATTTATATAAAGACTTGTTTGACGGGGTGATCTTGCAGGCGGACAGCAAGGCTGCGGGCCGGTGGGACACGAACCACGGGGGTGAATACTTTGCTGTAGGTGTGGGGGGCGCGATGACGGGCCGTGGTGCGGACCTTCTGATAGTGGATGATCCGCATTCGGAGCAGGATGCTTTGTCCCCGTTGGCCTTGGACAATGCTTATGAGTGGTACACCTCTGGCCCGCGGCAGCGGTTGCAGCCGGGTGGAGCCATAGTGATTGTGATGACGCGTTGGGGCACGAAGGATTTGACCGCACGGGTATTGAAGCAGCAGGCGAATCACAACGCGGACAAGTGGGAAGTGATTGAATTTCCAGCTATTTTGCCTAGTGGCAAGGCTTTGTGGCCTGCGTTCTGGAACTTGGAAGAGCTGGAGGGGGTCAAGGCGTCTTTGTCGTTGCAGAAGTGGAATGCGCAGTGGCAGCAGCAACCTTCGAACGACGAGGGGGCGATTTTGAAGCGTGAGTGGTGGAACGTGTGGGAAGAGGACCATCCTCCGAAATGCGACTACACAATTCAGAGTTATGACACGGCGTACAGCAAGAAGGAGACGGCGGACTTTTCTGTCATTACGACGTGGGGGGTGTTTTACCCGAGTGATGATAGCGGGGCGAACATTATTTTGTTGGGGATGCAGAAGGGCCGGTGGGATTTTCCGGAGTTAAAGCGGGTGGCGTTGGAGGAGTACAAGTACTGGAATCCGGATAACGTGTTGATTGAGGCGAAGGCAACGGGGGTGACGTTGCAACAGGAGTTGCGTAGATTGGGGATTCCGGTGACAATGTACACACCCGGTGGACGCAAATCGGGGACAGACAAGATATCGCGAGCTAACAGTGTTGCTCCTATTTTGGAGGCTGGCATGTGTTGGGTGCCTGATTCGGAATGGGCCGAGGAGCTTGTTGAGGAATGCGCGGCTTTTCCTCACGGAGACAATGACGACATGGTAGACAGCACGACACAGGCGCTGATGCGGTTTCGTCAAGGTAACTTTATTGCGCTTCGTTCGGACTGGAAGGAAGAGCCGAAGGAGCGTCGGGTATCACAGATGGAGTACTACTGACCATGGCTCAGTCCACAGCACGAGAAGACTTAAACAAAGTAGCGCCGTCAGACAGCTTTGTTACTCCGGAGTTGTTGGACAAAATTCGTGAAGTGGAGTCCTCGAACATACACATTGATCCCCAGACAAATCAACTTCTACGTAGTTCCGCGGGTGCGGAAGGCGCGTATCAGATCAAGCCAAAAACTGGAAAACGACCGGGGTATGGTGTAGCGCCTGTACGGAACAGGACGGAAGCGGAGCATCGGCGTTTTGCCGGGGATTACCTGAACGCCTTGTCAAGAAAATACGGGGACGAGGCCAAGACAGTGGTTGCCTACAATCAAGGCCCGGGGACCGTGGACCGTGCTATTCGAGAAGCGAAGACTGCGGGCACGACGTGGTATGCGGCGTTAGAAAGCAAAGAGGGCCGGGATTATTTAGTAAAGGTGCTTGGTGCTGGAGCTATTCCTACTCTAGCGGTTGCACAAGCGCCCGCACCGGCACCGGACCTGTCTAAACCTGTGACGGTAAACCCCAATATGCGGGCGCAGGTTGAACGGATTCGTGAGCAGAGGTCCTCGGCCCAATCTTCGCCGAGTGCTGTGCCTGTGGGCCAGCGGGCGGCGTTAACGCCTATCCAGCAGATGGGGATAGACAATGTTGGGGCGGGGTTTCAGGCGGCGTTGGGGTTATCGATGCTGGGTGCCTCGGGCCGTGGTTTGCCAACTGTGGAAGGGGGTGATGAGTCTGATGTGGAAGAAATGCAGAGTGAGCCGTCGGCCAAGCAAGCGTTATCGTCATTGCGGGGTCTTCCAAGTTTTAATGCATTTGCTGCAAGCCTGCCCAAACAGGGGGAAGCAGAACCTGTGCGGATGGCGGGGGGCGGATCGTTAGATGATCTGGGGGATGACGTAGGCGTGGTGAATTACACACCCATGAATGAGTCGACGAACGACGTGCCTGCGGCACCCCAAATAAAGTTGCGTCGAACGTCTGCCTCCAAGTCGATGGGGAGCATGGGCGGCATAGGGAGCATGCCTCAAGAATCAAAGGAAAAAGAAAAAGCACCCAAAGGCACTGCAAGGCAGCAGTTGGAGGAGTTGCAATACAAGACGGGGTTGACGAGTGTTGCGATCAAGGACAAGTTGCGTGGTCTGGGGGAGGATACTTTTGGCGCGCCGACGTTGACATCGAGTCGGGGGAAGTTAGCCCGTGGTCCGTTGAGCGTGGCTTCTTTTGACAAGGGTGGAGACGCGAAGAAGAACCCTGTCAAAGACCCGGTAGGTGAAGCCGAGGGGATGCTGGAGACCTTCAAGAAATATGGTGAGAAGGCTCGCAATTTCATGGTGGAGAATGGTATTTCCCCGACGGACGTTGCTTCGGGGTTCATGGGCCTGAGAAAGGGTGCGGCGTTGGGTTTATTGACGTACTCGGGTGGGTTGAATGAGGGGGAGGATGAGCAGGTAGCGAAGATGCGTGAGGCGGCGAGACTGCAACCACCGCAACATTTTGCAGCGGGGGGTTCAGCGGACGCTGTCCCCCGTGGAATAAACGCCACGATTACCACGCCGGGGGGCTATTGGACGGACGAAGATGGCAATTCCCACTATGCGGGAGACGTCTATAACTACACCGACCAAAGTGGGAATCCGGTCTTCTATACCCCGCCACAACTGTCTTCGGGTGATGAAAACGGGTACGGTGGTGGAGAAATAGAAGTCCCAGCGCAGTGGAGGGTACGCGGCGCACAGAACGGATACGACGAAGAAGGCAACCCAAGTTACGCGTACACGCCTTACCTAGCCCCAGACGCCTCTATAGCAGATATGATACAGGCGCGTGGGCCGAGTGGTTACGCCGCCCCTCTAGGAGCTATGCTTCAAGCTATAGAGAACGCCAACCCAAACGACACCCTATTTACGCCAGAGACGTTTGATCGAATGAATCAAACTCAGATGGGTAGGTTTGGCAACTACTCATCGACTGAAAGCTTGACTGACCTTATGAACAAGGCAGTACAGGCCGCTGGCGCACCAGATTATGCTGTCAGCGGTGCGGCGCAGATTGATAAGGCTCCAGCAGTTCAAGCCTTCAACCAATCACAAACTGACAAGTGGAATAATCAGCAAAAAGATCCCAGCTTTTTAGAGCAAGCGGGTGATTTTTTGCCGATTGCAACAGTGGCTTCAGCAATAATTCCCGGAGGACAAGTTTTTACCCCTTATTTAGCTGCTGCAAATGCTGCATATCAAGCTAGTCAAGGTAATTATCTTAATGCCGCACTCAGTGCAGCAGGATCGGCATACTCGGCAGGGGCATTCAATGCTGGCGCGGTTGACCCATACGCTGACTTTGGTGGGCCGGGGTATTCAGCAGATATAAACAGTTCCTTAAACAATGCGGCTGCTGCTGCTGCCAATGCCGATTTTGCAAACACCATCCCTGATGTTAATCCCTCATATACACCCCCATCCAATACGTTTAACCCTAACAATGCCTACCCAGACCTAAACGGTCCAGTGACACAGCACAGACTTGAGAAAGTAGGATTTTTCCGTGACAACCTTTCTGATGCTATAAATACAAGCGGTGCGCCCGATTACGCAAACGCTGGATACGACGTTCCGTATACGTCCCCAGAACCATATAAGTCTGGGTTGACTTCGCTTTCTAGCGGGTCGCCTTTGGACGAAAGCGTAAAAATACAACAGAAA